TTGCTGAAATGTCATATCCTGCGCTATGTTTTGTCGCTCGTTCTGGAATAGTCGCATTTCCGTCTAGTTTTTTAAATTGTCTTTTCATTCTCCGTCCTCCACAGGCACAAGCTCATAGCTCCCAGTTTGCATGCTGTCGATTTCTTGCTGGGTGAAAGTATCTCTGTTGCGTATGTCCGAAGTATGGTCGTATGGATACACTTTATCTATTACTTCATATCGCATTAGCCAAAGACCTGTCAGCTTATTCTTCAAATAGAACAGCTGCGGTTTTTCGACTGTGTAGCCGTCTAGCCATGCACGCATATAATCTTCTTGGTGTTCAGAAATCCAAAATACAATATTTTGTAGTTTTTCTTCTGTAAATCCAGTTTCTCCATATGTTTCTGGATTTTTTAGTGGTTTAAGTCCTTTAGTTTTTAATATTTCTATCCACTCCGCAGCACACTCAGGCACGACTGGCAGGGCTTGCTGTTGGAGTTTCAGCTTATCTTCAAGAAGGAATGCATATTCTTTCCATTCTTTTAATGTTTGAGCACCTTCTGTAAATTTTTTAGCTACTCCAGTGAAATCTACATCTCTTTTAGAAAATGGGTCAATATATGCTTTTTTTGGTCTTTTTACTTCTTCTTCAAACTTAGTCATTTTTCGTGTCCTCCTCTATTTCACAACTCTTAAAATAATGCTATTGGCTTTTTTATCAGAATATGGTCCGACATATTCCTTTAAAGCAGCTTTAACGCATTCTTTTGCGTACTCTTGCATTTGTTCTGCTGTGAATACATCAACTTCTTTGATATATTCGTTTAATTCGGACATATCTTTATAAACTCTCCACTCCCCAGTGGAAATCTTTGTTCTTCCTACCGCTTTAATCTCGCTTAGTTTCATCTAGCTGCTCCTTTAAATGTCAAATGGGTCATAATCAGGGTCATTGGCTAAACTCCAGCATGCCCCAGCTTCCCAACCGTCAATGTGGCAAAATCCACACGTTTCACAAGTATGTTCAGGTTCACACTCATGGCATCCCATACAATCACAATCTATTTCGTTGCCACATTTATCGCATTTCATCTAGCTGCTCCTATAATCCTAATTCGTCTTTTCTTGAGTTTTCGATTGCCATTTGCGCTCTGATATTTCTACGCAATCTACGTTCTTCTTTTGTTTCGTGCTTTCTACGGTCACGATCGGTTATTTCATCAGAAATCTTAGACTTTGAACCACCATAAGGCTTCCAACCAGGATATTTTTCCATCATCGCTTTTTCATTTACAACAGCAATTTTGACTGCGTTCTTTTTCTGAGAATTAGCCATACCATTTTTAACCCATCCATTGATTGAATGTGGTGAAACAAGAAGCATTTTTGAAAGCTCTTTTTTCGTGCCAGTTCCCATTTTTATCCCATTGAAATAAACATCATAAATTTTTTCTAATCTTGCCATCTCCTGCCTCTTTCAATCCACTTAGTTTATTTTTCCATTGTTCGTGAAACCATTCGTCATCTTCATCAGTGACTCGATAGTTTTTTAAAACATCTTTATCTTTAAAATCTAGGACATTCTTTTCTTTTTGCGTTGTCAT